AGCGCGGAGCTAAATATATATTAGCTAGTTCTTCTTGCACCGGGTGTGTTCTTCAAACATCTCCTGGATGGTGCTCTAAATATGCTAAAGAAATGATCCGGCAGGTGCCGGAGTCAGTAAAAGCTGATTTTAAGAAAAAGTCCCTACCGGTAATTCATGCCGCTGTTGAAAATCCGGTTGAAAAATATCAACTTGATGATGGCATGAATTTCGATGTTTCGGGTAGTTCGAAATCTGTTTTAGATATAAATATTTCGCATCCTGAATTGCAAAACATATAAGTTTATAGTATAGTTTTAAAATATGGGTAATGTTTCGAACCGTAATAATGGAAAAATCTTAAGATTACCTGGCGGATCGGAGGTAAATTCTTCAGATATAGGGGCAGAATATGTCGTTGGGCAAGGCGGGGACATGCCTTTGTCCGAAATCGTTGATCCAACTGACGCTAGTAAAGATTATAGAGAACGTGAGATATTTGTCCAAGATGAACAAATAGTTCAAGCTGTCATCAATAAATCTTCAACCTCCGACTTAATTGATATTGTTTTATTAGAAATATCAGAAGAATTATCCCATCTAAAATGGGAGAGAAAACAATCAGCTCTGAATGGGAAATCAACCATAAATCATACTATAGCTAGAATAGCTAGTCTTAAACAATTATCTGAAATTTTGATTAAAAGAAAAGAAATTAATTTAAATGATGATTTTAATTTAAAATCCCCCAAATTCCAAAAAGTATTTGAAATTTGGATGAATTTCTTCTATGACTCTATGGTTAAAGTTGGTGTAGACGAAAAAATCATAGATTTAGTTTTCAATCAAATGAAGGCAGATATGGTGGATTGGGAGCTTCAAATGAAGTCTTAATGCTACTACCAAGGTGAATCCATTGATAGTTTATTGTCATATTCACGTTGAATCAAACAGACGTTATATTGGTTTAACTAAACATTCCACCTTTTCAACGTGGAACAGACATGTTTATTCCGCAAATAAGATAAAGAATGGGAAATTTTATATAACTAGTCATTTTTCGAATGCAATTAGAAAATATGGAAAGGATGCATTTTCCCATGAAATTTTAGGAAAAAATTTAACTTTGGAAGAAGCTAATGAATTAGAAAAAGAGAAAATTTTAGAATTTGATACTAGAAACCCAGAAAAGGGTTTTAATATAATGAAAGGAGGCGGATTTTATCAATCAAATAAAATAAAAAATCCTTGGGATAGACCAGAGTATAGAGCGAAGATGTTACCATTACTTCGTAAAACCCCAAAAACAAAAGCTAAAATATCCGCTTCTTTAATGGGCCACGTTATGAATGAAGATACGAAGAAAAAAATATCTATCGCTGGTAAAGGAAAAATATTAAACTCTGAAATCAGGAAAAAAATCGCAGTATCAAATACTGGAAAATTTCATACTGTAGAATCGAAATTAAGAATGTCTAATATTCAAAAATCTATTGCGGCAACATCAGATTCTAAGGTTAAGAGATCAAAAGCGACTAAAGGCAGGATTTTGAGTTTTGAAACTAAATTGAATTTATCGAAAATAAATACTGGAAAATCGATCTCTATTGAAACGCGATTAAAAATTTCCAATTCTATGAAGAAATATAAAATGGAAAATTTATCATGCCTAGTGTAGAGAAGATCGAACAAAGCGTTTTAACGGGAACCATATCTGGTTTCTTGGATAAAAAACGATCTTCTCGAGCTCGAACCGAACAAGATTCAAATTTTCTAAATATTATTGATTTCATTGAAAGGTTTAAACTCCTACCTTATGGACTTTTTCCGGTTCAAAAATTTTTAGTCAAATTATATTATAGTATTCCCTTAGAAGATAAAGAAAAAACTATTAAAATAACTGATAGATTTAATACTAAAACTCTCTATAATTTGACTGAAGTTGAGTATCTTCATTATTTACACGACCAAGGTCGTTGCAATATTAAAGAACAAGATGAACGAATTCGAAATGAGTTAATTTTAGTTCTCGGAAGGCGTTCCGGTAAAAGTACTTTAAGTGCTCTTTTTGCAGTTTACGAAATGTATAAGCTTCTTTGTCGGGGAAACCCTCAAGCTTATTACGGTCTTCCTGCTGGTAACGAAATATTGCTTTTTTGTGTTGCTAACGATAAAGATCAAGCCTCTATCGTATATAACGAAATGAGTGGTCATATTGAGCAGATGGATTTCTTTAAATTTGCTCGAGCTAATTTTACTCAAACATATATTAGATTTAGAACTGATGCTGATAGACAAAAATTCGGAGAACGTGGAAAAGCTACTTTAAAAGCTACTTTCAAGAGTTCTATTGCTAAAGGCCTCCGTGGTCGCGGAACTATTCTTTTAATTTTAGACGAGCTTGCATTCTTTGTTGATAAGGGTAACTCTTCCGGAGAAAAAGTTTACCGAGCGATTGTTCCTTCTACTGCTGCATTTTCTCCTAAAGACCCGATTAATAGACATATTCCACTAGGCCCATCTGACGGAAAAGTTGTTTCTATTTCATCTCCCGATGCTAAAGAAGGGTTTTTTTATAAATTATATCAAACCTCTATGGAAAACTCTCCGGCCTCTAGAAATATGCTTATGATTCAAGCTCCGACTTGGGAAGTGAATCCAACTATTTCCAGTGATTATTATGAAGTTGAATATAGTAAAGATCCGAAGAAATTTGGAACTGAATTTGGGTCTGAGTTCTCTGACCGTGTTCGTGGTTGGATAGAAGATTCTAAAGATTTAACCGATTGCATAATTCCTGACCTTCGTCCTAAAACTCGTGGGATTCCGAGAAAGCCTCACTTTGCCGGGGTAGACTTTGGAATAGTTAACGACGGAACTAGTGTATCTATAACTCATTTAAATAATGGGAAAATTGAACTTGCATATCATGAAGTTTGGTATGCAAAAAAGAAATGGAAAGAATCAAACCCACATCTAGAGCATCCTCTTGTAGATTATGCGTTAACTCTTCAAGACAGAAACCGATTAGACCTCGATGCCATATCTGAGTGGCTAAAGATTCTTGCTAAAAATTTCTTTATTTATAAAGGAATTTTTGATCAATGGGCAGGTCCCGTTTTTGAGCAGGCGTTACATAAAAATGGTCTGACTCAGTTTGAACAACGAAATTTCTTTCCAACTGATTCTTCTAATATGTATCAGACATTCAAAATGTTTATGTACAATAAACAATTAGCACTATATGACTGGCCTGTTCCTGAAGCTATATCATTTGATGCTAGTGCTTCCGTATTTCGTCATTCTCCGTTAATCTCAGAAATTCTTGAACTTCAGGCTTCTTCTGAAGGTAAAAATATAATTATAGTAGAAGCTCCGAAGGTTCCTGGAAAACACGATGATCAGTCTGACTCTATAGCTCGAAGTGTTCTTTTAGCTTCGGAGTATATTAAAGCTAACCCTGGTATATTGGAACATAACGTCACTATGTCAAATTTACCCCCAGGCGGGCCGTCTACCGGTTATCATCAATATTTGAAAATGAGGAACAGGATGCATGGAGTTGTCCGGGAAAGAATTCCTCCTAGAATTCAGCGACGTCGCTGAATTGCTTATGCTCCATTACTGTTGATGGATGATTTAGGTCTTAAGGATACTATTGCTTGGCGGATAATTCGTCAAGTAGTAGATCATACTTGGGGTGATGAAGAATTTGACGATGAAGAATTTTTAGAGTTGTGTGTTAACTTTGTGAAAAATGGCGGCTCTTGGCAAGCTCTTATGGACGGGGATATGGATAGCGTTAAAGCTCTTGAGAATTCTATAGACTCTTTTATGAAAGAAAGATCTAAATCGGATGACCCGTCTGACCTTAAAGAATTTCTAAATTGGTAAGGTTGTCCGTGGTTAAGAATAATCTCGCTAATAACCTCGAAATCCAAGAAAAAGTCGAAGAAATACTCTCAGCACTTAAAAGTGTTCAATCTGATATTGATCACCAAGACTCCTCATTAAATAATATTATGATTAATCTTTCAAGGTTGGAAAGAACTATTAAATCGGACCGGAATCTAAGACGGTTTAGGTTTGATAAAAGAATTCATTTAGATACTTTTCTAAAATCTATACAATCTATGAAATCCCAGCTTTCCAAGACCTCTAAAGATATGGAAAAGGTTTGCGCTTCTCATAAGGATTCTTCGTGGATACCTGAAGAATCGGTATTTGAATAATGGCAAGTAAGAAAAAAATAGGGGTTAACCCTGCTGCTCAAACAACTAGTGGCGGAAGAGTCATTAAACACGTTGATGAACAGGAAGTGCCGAAAAGGCGCTTGACTCGTTTAGAGAAACAAGCTCGTCGTGAGATGTCTCAGTCTATTCGTTTAGCAACTGGTGGTGGTGGGAATGGGAATTTCGGGAACGCTGGAAGTTCTTCCATAACCAATGCTGATTTTTCTTTTTATAGCCCGCAGTTATCTACAGATTTCCTTGAACTCCCCCAATCAGAACGTGAAAAAAGAGAACTTTTTCGTTTTTGGTACAATACCCACCCTATAGTTGGAGCAGCCATAGATTTTCATACAGATGTTCCTATGAGCAAGGTTCGTCTTTCCCTTCCTAAAGGGAAAGACATGAAAAGAAATCGTCAGATTCAACATTTTTACGAGAACATGTGTAAACGTCTGAGGCTTTTTCAGACTTTATATGATGCTACTCATGAATACTGGCTACACGGGAATGTGTTTGTTTTTTGTGAAGATCAGGAAGTTGATATTCCTGAAGAAATGCTTGTTGACGTAAAACAGGAAGAGGTCGGAGAAGTCGATTATGCCGGGAGGCCTCAAAAACGTATTGAAGTAGTAAGAGAACCAAAATCTCAATCTGAACAAATTTCAGCTATCAAAGATTATGTTGCAAAACATTATGAAGGATGGCAACGTCTTCAAATTTTACCCCCGGAACAAGTTAAACTTGAGGTGTTTCAATATACGAACAAAGTTAAGATGGAGCTCATACCATCTGAAAAAGATCGTTTAGTTGTCTTAAGAGCCCAAGAACAGCATGATGAGGAGGCTGCTCGTATCGCAGATGATATCCCTGAACAGATCAGGGAAAATCTTCTTAACGGTCAGCCAATACCGTTAAACTCCAGTCCTTATGATGACTTTTTCTGTTCTTCTTTTTGTTATCATTTAGCGCATAAGAAAAGTCCATATGATGATCGTGGTATTTCAATTCTCGAGAGATGCTTAAGAACTCTCCTATATAGTGATAAACTTCGTCAGTCTCAGACGAGTATAGCGAGTCGTGCTATGACGCCCAAACGTGTTGTTTGGGCGGATAAGATGAGCTCTACAGACGTTGATGACTTAAGAGACCAAGTAGACCAAGCCCTAATAGATCCTGATTTTAGCATCATAACGAACTTTGAAGTCCATTGGGACGAGATAGGATCCAGAGACCGTCTTCTCGATCTCGGGACGGAGTATGAAATAAACAACAAACTTCTCATGATTGGGCTTAGAGTCACTGAACCTATGCTCACCGGGGAGTCTTCATATTCTGGAGAAAGAATTCATTTAGATGTTATGAACACTATGTATCTGCTATATCGTGAAACTATATGTGAATTTGTTGAGCAATATTTATTTGCCCCGGTGGCTGAAAAGAAGGGTTTCTTTGAAGAGGATGAATATGGAAATAGGAATCTTCTATATCCTAAATTACAATTTACTCGTTTAGCTCTCCGCGACAATACTGAACTTCAGGATTTCATGTTTAATCTTTATCAAAAAGGGTCTTTACCTATTTCTTTTATTCTTGATCTCCTCAATATTGATTCTGATGAAGCTTCTGCTCAACTCAAGAAAGATATGTTTACCCCGAATGATTCTAAGTTTAATGATTTGATAACGAAAATTCTTGAATCGGTTGGTGAAGAAATAGCTAAAGAAACTGATGTTAAAGAGAGACTTATCAAAAATATGGGACTAAAAACGGTAACTAAAAAAGGAGATCGGTTTGCTGAAAAGGAGGAGGGCTAGAATTAAGCTTGTTGTGAAATATTGATTATGTACCGGCATGCGATTTTTACAATCCGATTCTTCATTGAGTCCGAGCGAAAAGGAAGAAAAAGAAGTCGAAAGACTGATAGGACGGAAGCCTGCTCCAAGTAGAAAATCTGCCCCGAGAAAAGGTCCTAAATTTGATAATAGAAGAAAAAGGATGAAAACTGACGACTCAGATACTAAATCTGGGGATAAAGATCTATCTATGAAAAATTCCTCTTTAGCCGATTTGGCCTTAAGAGTTTTCATTTCTACTACAATAGCTGCTGATGAACCTGATAAATTTGAAGACATTCTTAAATACCCTGGAAGGATTCATGATAATGAATCCTTTGAATATAAATATAAATATGTAGTAGACAAATTAGAAAAACTTGACCCTGAAAAATTAAAATTATTTAAAAATACATACGATATACCATTTGGTAAATATATTAAAGAAAAGAAATGGGACATAATTGATTTTGAATTAGGTAAGGCTTTAAGTTATATTAAAAAAGAAGAAAAAAGCAAGAAAAGCCCGGAAGAAATCCTTGAAGAGAAAGTAGAAAATAAGAAAGATATAAGTAAGAAGAAAAAAGATCTATTTTTTAAATTTAAGAGAGTTTCTCCAAAACTCGCTGAAGAATTTGAAAATACCGAACTCAATGAAGAAAAA